TTTAAATTTACACTCACTCATGATTTCAGTCAAACATGCCACAAGATTGATTTCAATATCGGCTGCGAATGCAGATTTGTATTGATAGTCTGCTATGATTAGCACACAGGCAGGAATCGATGACGGTTCTAACTTTGTCTCAAGTGCGTTAAAAATCTTTCTATACATTACTGATAAATCGTTGTCGGAATTTTCCCCAACCCACTTACGCATCTCTCCCCACTTCTTATCTTTAAGAGTGTTTATTAATGGCGTAATCTTCTCTTCAGCAAGAGTAGAAAGTAATCCAGCATCGATTTCACCACCGATGCCATATCTTTGTACCTCATTCAAACAACGTCTGAAATCGGGAAAGAACTTCATGATAAGTTCAGCAAGAACTTCTTGATTGAACTTAATATCCTCAGCATGACAAACTTCCATAAGTCTTGCTAAGAATTGACTTGCAAGTTTTGGTTTCTCAGTGTTAGGAATTTTGAAATCAATCACAGTACATCTTGAATGTAATGGATTGATAATTCGGTTTTTGAAATTACAGGTCATAATGAATCTGCAATTAGAACTAAACTCTTCGATGAATCCACGTAAAGCAGGTTGTACGGATTCAGCACTAATGTAGTCTGCTTCATCTAGAATGACTACCTTTGGGCCGCCAGACAAACTGGTTGTGGATGCAAAGTTTTTGATTTTAGTTCTTAGGGTATCAATCAATCGTCCTTCGTCAGAACCATTGATGACAATAAAGTCTGCACCAAGTTCATTACATAATGCTTTGGCGACAGTAGTCTTACCACAACCCGCAGTACCATTCAATAGTAAGTTGGGTATCTCACCCCTAGTAACTATGTCTTGAAAGGTATCTTTGAGTGAAGTTGGAAGTACACATTCCTCAATTTTTTGAGGGCGGTACTTCTCTACAAATAAAAATTCTTGTTTCATAATATAGGTCTCGTTAAAAGATGCAAACACCCCACCGTGTTTACTGCATGACCCACCCTAGTAGTGATGAGAAGGGTCACTCCCGAAAGTATTACAGAGACTGGCATAACACTAACACAATATTATATATGCTTATTGAGCAGAGTATGTTGAGTCTGGCTCCAATGCAATAAAATATTCTAGTTCAACATCTTTGTTTTTCCAATTGGAAATACCTTTGGAAGATACCGATACATTGTAGTTGCCAGCAAGAACTTTTAAGTTCTCAATCTTAAAGTTCATGGAGAAAGAAGCACCATCGCCTTCCTTAACCATTCGGCTAAATGTATTCGTTGTTGAGTTCTTCTTATCTTTAACTGTGAACTGTACATTGCCACCAGTTGATTCAAGAACCAAATCATTCACACCTAGTACGCTTGATGCTTTCTGTAAATCAGAAAGAAGTGTACTACTCATATCGAAGTTAACTTCTGATTCAGGCATTGTAATCATCTTCTCTGGCGATGTTACCATACCCTCGGATGCATAAAAGTATGACATCGATGAGTTGTCATCCGCAATTGTCATTGCAGAATCGTTAAACTGAAATTCGGGGTCTTCAAATAGAGAAGTTGCACCCAAGAATTCAGGCAGATTATAAACAGAAAATCCTTGTGGGAATTGTTCTGTTACCGTTGCAACTGCAAGAATGTTTTTCATATTTGAAATAGTCTGCAGTTTGTTACCAGCATCTACTTTGATGCCTGGATTTATAGTTGAGAAGTTCTTTAGAACATCTTTAGTTTCGTTACTTATTTTCATCACTGGTTAGTCTCCTATCATGATTGTTTAGAGCAAGGAATCCATAATGGATTACTTTCAAAAGGTCTGCTCTGTTATACCCATCCTTTTTTCCGTATCGCTGGGCATATTTCATAATATTCCCGATACAAAATCCTTCACCGTGACCACTGTCCATAATAAACTCAGTCGCCTGAAATTTATTATGAGAGTAGTGTTGGTCGTAAGTTTTGTCCACATAAGAAGAGAACTCCGCAAGGAGTTCGTCTTCATTGTATTTGTAGTTTATACTCATACGTCTATTATACTTCCTAGAACTGTGGTTCGTCAATAGGGTTTTCGGAAGTTTCTTCAACTTCCTCACCCAGTGGATTTACACCAGCATCAATCTTGGTATAGAGGTCAAGGATAGATGCCCTTGTCTCTTCATCAAACCTAGAGATACACATCTCAATCGACTTGAGTTTGTTACCAAACATTCTGAAAGCATTCACAATGTGAACCAACCTTCTAGTAGTCACAACATCATCAATCGCACCTTCATAGTAGGTCTTTCTGATAACATCTGCCCAGTCAACCAACTTCTCACAGAAGTCCATGTCAACATCACCACTTAGAGCCATTTCCTTAGAAAGGATTTTTCTCTCAGTTGTCACTGGTGGATATTCTTGTTGCATTGTAACCGCAAATCTTTCAAGCATTGCTTCGTTCATGATTTGAGTACCCACAAACTTACCATCATCGGAACCTTGTCCTTTGGTGTTTGCAGTAGCAAGGATAGTGAAACCTTTAGCAGGGGTCACCCACTCACCAGTTTTCTTGATTAGGTAACCTTTACCTTCAAGAACTGATTGTAGACACATCAACTTGTTTGAACCAAGGTCAACTTCATCTAATAGAAGAACTGAACCTTTTCTCATTGCTTTGATGACAGGGCCTTCTCTATAAACAATGTTACCATTGACAAGAGTGTGACCACCCATCAAATCATCTTCATCAGTTTCGATGGTGATGTTGACTCTGAAGAGTTCCTTCTTCAGTTGGGCACAAACCTGTTCAATCATTAAGGTCTTACCGTTACCACTCAACCCAGTAACAAATACAGGGAAGAAGATTTCAGACTTGATGATGTTCTTGACATCAGCAAAGTGACCAAAGGGAACGTAGTTCGACATTTTCTCAGGCACGATTTTTACATCGTCACTCAAAAGATTAATGTCTGCCATCTCAGTCTGAGCAGCAACAGGTGAATTATTAGGTTTCACCATAGCAGGAACGGCAACAGGTTTTACAGGAACCACTGGAAGCGGTTCATATCCACCGTTGTAACCACTCACAACTGCTTCTAGATTGAAGAGAACACCCGAATCGGTTGCTTCTTTGAACGGATACCTTTTGGCATTGTTCATCCAGTAGGGGACAGGCCCCAGTGTTTCAATCTCTTCTTTAGAAAAGACTGATTGGTCGGGGTACTTCCCGACTAGACCGTCAAGGAATTCTTTCCTATCGGGTGTGTAATGGAACGCTTTACCACCAATGGTAATCGATTCCGTTTTATCATACGATGCACTCATAATTTGTCTCCAGTTATATCGTTATTTCTCATCATCAAGTTATAGGCTAACAAAAAAGTAGGGTCACTGTCAACAGCTATTTGCATGTTTGTAGCAATTTACCCATCTTTTTTTGCTGTTTAGCGTTCAAATCACCACCATTGTTGACCCAAATCCTAAAAGCAAAGCATTCGACTGCTTCCTCAGCACACTTAGATACCCTAGGGCAGTTATTCGCTACACATGGTGGGTCACCAACATCCATGACTGCATCAGCAAACTTACTGTAATCAGTATCATGGGAAATGTAGTAAGCGGGGTCTACCCTTAATTCATTCTTAACCTGTATCATTTTTCTTCTCCAGTGGATAAGGGGTTCTCTTCCCTAAACAATTTAACTAAAAAACTATGATTCTTTTCATAGTAATCACTTATCGATGCATATGGTTTTTCACCATGTGCTTTCCGTTCAACACAGTTCTCAGTGAACATATGTTGTAACCAATTTTCAAATGTATTATACATTACGCTATCTCCTTTATAAATTCATTTGTTAAAAATCTTGAACCGACTTTACTGCTTCTGTTTTTCTTGAAGTTAGAAAGCAGTGTTGATTTCTTAGCACCAATCAAGTCATCCGAAAGTTCATCATCCACAGTCTTTAGGTTTGCAGAACAGCAGATGAATAATTTTCCGTAACCATGTGCTTTAACTACATAACCTTCTTTTCTAATTTTACCCCAAGTCTTTCTGTAGTTGTCATCATAACCATAGTCTTTTTCAATAGACTGTGAAAGTGAACCACAAGAGTTTAGAATATCATAGAAGTCTTGCTTTCTTTCAAGAGCAAAGTAACCAGTAACTGTAACACCCGTTTCTTTTGACAACCAATCCAATAGGTTAGCAGTTCTTTCCCAATCATTAGAGTTACCTCTATAGTTGTACCCGTCACCTTTTGGCACAGAGTAGGGATAAGTTTTTCTTGAGTAAGGGTCAGTAATGAAGATATGTTTTGCAATTTGATTCCAACCCAAGTCTTCGGTTGTTCTTATCTCATTTTCCTGTTCGTAAGCTTCTGAAGATTCTTCTCTAGTCAATTTCAAATGAGTTGAATCGTGACTGAACCCGTCAGTTATTACAGTGAGAATCATTTTCTCTAACTGGTAAGCATTTCTAAAAGCAGGTAAGATTTTTCTCATTGCTAACAGTGAGTTGTTCAGCGGAGTTCCACCAAGTCTCAATTTCTGAGGCGAATCAAGTCTAATCATATTCCAAATACTGAATTCAAATGGCGCACCATCAAACCAGTCCTTAATCGTATCTTCAGACTTACTCCAAGACCTAGTATCCGCAGTGATGTAAGCATTGTAAAGAAGACCAAAAAGTCTAATCATATCTCTTTGAGTTTGTTTCTTCTTACCATTAGCAAACAGTTCAAGAAGAACATTGTCTCTACCAAAATCTGAATCACCTCTATACTGGTCGGAGAAAGCATACACTCTGAAAGGAATGTTTACTTTTCTGCAGAACTCAGCGAGTATCAATGACTGTTCCAAAAGGTTTTTGATTGAACCGTAGATTGAACCACTCCAGTCGAGCAGAACAACTACACCGTGGTTCTTACCATCTGGCAAGTAGGTGACTCTCTTAAAGATATCATCCATAACTTGATACTTAGCAACAGCATTCATATCAAGTTTTCCAGTTTTACCTTGGAACGCTTTGACGCTTCTCATTGCATTCTGCTTCATCTCAAATTCTTTTGCCATGTGATTGATAAGAGATTTGTTCTTATCAACAATTTTCTTAGCAGAAAAATCTGCATACTTGATTAAATTTTCCGAATCATCATTTTCTGAAAACCACTCGTTCAAGTCAACTGAAAGTTTCTCAGCAGTAACAATCATGCTGTCAATCTCACCACCATTCTCAAACATTTTAGAAATGTTTTTGGTAGTTCTCACAATCGGAGCAGACTCAACAAATGAACCTTCGTTTTGGTGAGCATTGTACTCGGTGATTGATTCCCTTGCACCGTTCTCATCATCAGAGTAGTTACTTGGATTTTTGTTAGAAGAAGTACCACCAGTCTTACTAGCGATATCACCTTGTCCGCCTTCTTCTTCTTCACCGTCTTCACCGTCACCTTCACCCTCTTGAGCGTCATCACTATCTTCACCACTATCGGATGACTCATTACCTAACTGAGATGAATCATCATCGTCAGGCAAACCATCATCGTCATCGGACTCAGAAGTGTTCGGGTCAAAGTCGGGTTCCATGAAGTCATCTTCATCCCAATCTTCATCCTCATCGAATGAATCGTCTCCAGCTTCTGGCATAGTGACCGCAGCTCTTTGGTCATCTTCATTTCTTGTTTCGTTTTCTTTAGACCACTCATAAATCGCAGTAGCACACTCAACTACTTCTTCCCAAGTAGTACATGCTTCTGACATTTCATAGAATGGTAATTCCTCATCAGTGAATATCACACCAGCAGAAGAACCAACCTTAGTTTGAAGGTTGATTTTATCAATCAATGAAAGTGCATTGACATTCTTACCTTTGATTCCAAAGAAGTCTTGAGCAACCAACTCTTTATAAGCAGCGAAAAAAGACTTGACCAAGCCAGGGTATTTCGCTTTGATTGCTTTCTCAATCCTAACGTCTTCGATAACGTTAAGATATCCTTTAAGTGTTCTATTGTTTTCCAATGCA